CTTCGGAAGATATAACAAAAAAACTAGTAAAAGAGTACGATACATTGCTTGCTTCAGCAGAGAGAAATATTATACAAGTTAAGAAACAGCGTAAAAGACTACTAGAAGCTAAGGCTCGTGTAATGAAGCTAAAAATTCAAGGTTTTAATCCAAAAACACATAAAGTGTACGCAGTTAAAAACTATGCTAAAGCAAATGAGATAAAGCGTAAAGTAGGAGAACTGTACCAATCTCTTACAGGTAGAGACTCAAAAGAAATAACAGGTCGTATGGATAGTGGGGACACTATAGCAAATGCTTCAGGTACCCATATAGGACATGGAGATTTTGGACACGCTGTTAGCACTACCGCCGCTTTAGGGGCTGAAGCTGTATTAAAGACAGACACTTCTGTTAAGAAGTACTCTAATACACAGTCATACAAAAACTTAGAAGCTAGTATTAAGACATACAAAGAGACTATGGATATCTCATTAGACATAGACCATTACCAAGAGGTAACTGCTCGAGGTAAGCTAAAGAAAATTTATACTCCTATTCTGTCGTCTCAATCCGCAGCTATTAATATGAAAGATGCAAGAGGAGAAAAGAGAGCATTAAAGGCTTTACAAGAAGCTTTTAATAAAGAGTATGCTACTATAGTTAAAGAGCACGGCTCTAGAAGTCTAGAAGAAGCAGTTGGAGATGTTACTACTTATACTTTACTAGAGGGACACTCAAAAGCAAAGTATAAGGGTAAAGCACAGCCTAAAAAAGCAGTAAAGAGCAAAGGCAAAGGTGGGGCTAAGAAAAAAACCCGGACCACAAATAAAATGGGTATAATAGCAGGTACTGGTGCTCCAAAACCTAAGCAACGAAAGGCAAGTATGCCAGGAAATCCTAATTCTATAATTCATTTTTTAGGTGTTATAAAGTCTCAATTACCCCAGACAGTGGCAAAAAACATGGGAGATCCTAGACTAAATTATAGGTCGGGAAGATTTGCTTCTAGTGTTAATATAACTGATGTAATACAGACTCCACAGGGATTTCCTAGTGTAGGGTATACATATATGAAAGGGCCTTACCAAACATTTGAGCCGGGGTATGCACAAGGGTCTAAAGATAGAGATCCTAGAAAATTAATTGACGCCTCCATACGAGAGCTTGCAGCCCAATATGCAATAGGAAGATTCTACACTAGGAGAGTATAGTGGCAATAAATCATAGACAATATACTACTAGACGGTCTACTATAGTTGATGCTCTTGTAACTAAGTTAAAAGATATTAATTTAACAGGTAACTTTTTAACAGACTTATACGAAGAAGTTTACCCTAGACTTAAATTTTGGGATGAAGTAGAAGTTTTTCCTGCTCTTCATTTAAATGCAGGATCAGAAACACGAGCTTATCAAGGTGATGGGTATAAAGATAGGTACTTAACTATCACTATTCGTTGCTACGTCAAAGAAGAGGACGCAGTCGAAGCTTTAGATAAGCTACTGGAAGATGTAGAAACTGTTATTGAGGAAAACGGAAGATTAGCCTACCTAGATAAGCAGGGAAATACTCAATATACACATGATATTTTAATAGTTAGTATTGATACTGACGAAGGGGTTCTTGAACCATTTGGAGTAGGTGAAGTACTTTTACAGGTTCATTACTAGAAACGACAGGCACGAACAAACGTTCACGCCCTTGTCCTTTCAATTTTTAGGAGAAATGCTATGACAGCAACAATTCAACTAAGTCGTGATACTCACGTCTTTATCGGAAAAGGAACTACATACTGGAAAATTCCAGTACTAGATGGATTTTCTTTTTCGCAAGCTACTTCAACCACTGAAGTAACTTTAAACGAAATGCAAGAAGGTACATCCGGCGCGTCTAATAGAGGACGCTCTATGTTTACAAATGCTTTAGAGCCAGCGGAGTGGTCTTTTTCTACTTATGCTCGTCCAACTCTAGAGAGCACTAAGCATACTGCAGTCGAAGAAGTTTTATGGGCTCACTTTTTTGGTGCATCTACATGGAATGACACCTCAGATGAGTGGACTCCCGCAGCAGTAAGTACTACTCGTAGTAGTAACATGGCAATTACTTCAGCTCAGTCAGACTTAGCAGAGCTTGGCACATTTGATGTTTATTTTGTACTAGGAGGCTGTGCTCCAGGAGCAACTCCCGCAACATACGCTTCAAGTGCAGGACAAACAATTTACAAGCTATCCGGCTGTGTAGTAAATACTGCAGGTATTGATTTTGATATTGATGGCATTACTACTATCAATTGGTCCGGTTTCGGAACTGAAATTGAGCAACTTGCTAGTTTAGATATGTCTGGAGTTTCTGGGCGTTTAGGATATGCTGGCTCAAGCAGTACTTCAAATTTCTTAAGAAATAGGATTACTTCGTTGAGCTTGCGCCCTGATACTGATGGTGACCAAGTATTTGGAGAAGCTGGAGATCTAGATCAAGATGGAGATGCAGCTACAGGTACGGCTGGAGGCGTTGCAGGTGATGACTTCCAGACTGAGTATCACTTAACACTAACTGGAGGATCAATTAACTTTGAAAATAATATTACTTTCTTAACTCCAGAAGAGCTTTGCAAAGTAAATACGCCGATTGGGCATATTACAGGTACTCGTAATATTTCAGGAAGCTTTAGTTGTTATTTAAATGATGATGATGTGGGTGTTACCGGTGCTCGTAGTGCTGCATTCTTTGAAGACTTGGCGGCAAATAAAACTATGACTCGTAACAAGTTTAATGTTAAGTTTACTATTGGTGGAACCTCAGCGCCTAATTTAGTAGTAGAGTTCCCTGGGTGTCACGTTGATATTCCTACTCACCAGATTGAAGATGTAATTTCTTTGGAGACCGCTTTCCATGCGCTTCCAAGTTCAATAACTTCTGCTGACGAGGTAACTTTGACATACACTGGAGCATAAATAGTTATATAAAACCCGCTTCGGCGGGTTTTTTCTTTTTATGGTACGAAAAAAAGTTCTTGACTTTTTACCCGTCTTAACCTATAATTACAAAATATAAAATTACTTTCTAAAAGGATACAAAATGAGCGACACCCCCATTTCTTTAGCGAGTCTTATGACTCCTAGTAAAACTGTATTAATAGACTTTCCTGGGTATATCGGGATGTCTGTTGAACTAACTTATTTAGCTCGAGAAGAGTTAGTTAAACTTCGAAAACGCTGTGTAAGCACAAAGTTTGATAAAAAAACTCGACAGCCCGAAGAAGTTTTAGATGAAGACAAGTTTCTTACAGAGTATGTAAAATCAGTAGTCAAAGGCTGGTCCGGTCTTAAATATCGTTACCTAGAAGAGCTTCTTTTGGTAGATGTAGGAGAGTTGGACTTAGATGATGAACTGGTATATACTCAAGAAAACGCCGAACTTTTGATGAAAAATTCAAATGACTTTGATACTTGGGTAACAGAGACTGTGGGCGATCTTGAAAATTTTACTGGGAACAAGTAGCAGAAATAGATAAACTACTTGATCGTTACGTAAAAGAACAATCTTCTCCTATTGACATAGATAAATACCTACTTGTCTGCGAACAGCTAGGGCAAGAACCCGACCCTACCAAAATGCCGCTCGAGCTTTCGCAGTTTCCCGCAGAAGTTCAAGTGGCATTTTTTATGTTTAGCCTTTTGTCGGACGAGTGGGAGGGTACAAACGGAACTTATATGGGGAAAAGGTGGGAGCCTTTAGACTACTATTTTAATTTATATGATGTAGATGATAAAAAAGTAATACTCTATATTATGAAAATGTATGAGAGAGCAGTTGTTAGTTTTAGGATGGAAGAAGCAGAAAATAAAAGAAAGATAGAAGAGCGAAAAAGTCGCACTAGCGGTGGAAAACAATACACCCATAACGTATCTGGCTGATGGCAAAAAATAAAATTACAATTGATATTGAAGTTAATGGCAAAATGCAAAAAGCCACTGTGTCTGCGAAAAAGCTAAGAAAATCTTTAGCGGATGTAGAAACTGAACAGAAAAAAGTAGCAAAGTCCGCCGGAGAAGCCGATAGAAACATAAAAGGAGCTGCTCAAGCTTCTGCAAACGGCACCAAAAACTTCTCAAAAATGTCTCAAGGTATGGGCGGTCTTGTGGGAGCCTATGCAACTGTTGCTGCTAATGTGTTTGCATTAAGTGCTGCTTTTGAGTTTTTAAAGAATGCCGCTCAGTTAGAGCAGTTAGAAAAAGCTCAAGTATCATTTGCAGGCAGCACAGGAGTAGCTCTAGCTTCGGTAACGCAAGGGCTAAGAGAAGCCTCAGATGGTATGTTAGGCTTTAGAGAGTCTGCACAAGCTGCCGCTATTGGTGTAGCAAAAGGGTTTAGTCCTGCTCAATTAGAGAAACTTGCTGTAGGAGCTAGAAAAGTATCGGCAGTACTCGGTCGAGATTTTGAAGATGCTTTTGATAGATTAGTAAGAGGTGTTTCTAAAGCAGAACCAGAACTTTTAGACGAATTAGGTATTACATTAAGACTTGAAACTGCTACAAAAAGGTACGCGGATGCTCTAGGCCTGCAAAAAGATCAACTAACAGAAGCTCAAAGAAGCCAAGCTGTTTTACTCGAAACTCAAAGACAACTAGACGACCAATTCGGAAGTATAGAAGCCCCCACTAATCCTTATATTCAACTCAAGAAAACTTTTGAAGACCTTATAAAAGATATTACTCAAAAGATGTTACCTGCATTTAATGCTATTGCAGATATTATTAATAGTTCTGCTGTTTCAGCCGCCACTGTTTTTGGAGCTGTAGCATTTTCTATTGCTAAAACAATTATCCCTACAGAATCCTTAAACAAGGCAGTAGCTAACTTTAGCGCTAACGCCAAAAAATCTTACGATGCAGCTACGGAAAAACAAAAAGAGTACAAAAAGAGTATAGACACTACTACAGCAGCCGCAAAAGATCATAAAAAAATCTTACAAAGCGCAGCTCAGGCTGCTGTAGACGCAGGAAGCACAAGTTTAACGGCAGGAAAGATTGCACGCGGTGAAGATGTAAGCGCCTCCGAAATGGGGTCTTTTAGAAATACACTAGAAAGAGCAGAAGCAGGCTCCGCCGAGACTGGAACAAATATGAAAGGAGTATTTGCTAATGTAAAAGCTTCTATAATTAAAAATCTTAATGAAGCTTTTACAACCTCGCAGCAATCCGCAAAAGTGACTGAAAACAAGTTTAAAGTATTTTTTAAGAATATTGCACTCGAGGCTAAAATAGCAGGACAAGCGATTAAAAAAGGGCTTACAAATGGGCTAGAAGCAGCAGTTACCGCCGGTAAAGGCTTAGTAAAAGTCATGGGTAAGTTAATGAGTATATTAGCTTTCGTAGGATTGCTTGACATTTTTAAAGAGATGGCTTTAAGTATAACAGGGGCAGCAAACAAGTTTGTAACAAGTATTACTGGAGCAATCGACGGCGCTTTTACTTGGCTTGTAAACAAAGCCGCAGGGCTTCTTGATTTTTTGTCAGCAGGATTTTTCGACCTACAAGGTAAGCTAGAAGGGAAAAAGCTTAATCCTATGGGCTTTTTGCTTGAAAAGTCAGGTACCAAAGGATTGCTTGTAGAAGCCGAGACTTTAGTAACTACTTACAAGAAAGTAAGGGCCCAAGTAGAAGCAATAAATAACTCTATTGCAGCGAGCGCAACAGATTCAAATAATATTGCAAAAGGATTAAGAAGAGCGAGCGAGGTTGCTTCTAAAAGACGAGACGAAGGAGATACAGAAGGATTTAGAGACGCTATAACTCGACGTAATTTCACAAAAATACAGGCTATGGCTACATTAAATTACAGCGGCCTTGCTAAAGATATTATGGATCTTCCCCTTGAAAAACAAGGTGCTGCAATGAACGACTTTATGGCTGCTTTTGGCCCCGTAATGGAGGACCTTCCACTACTTGCAAATATATTAAAAAGCGCTAACTTTGGTTCAGCAGAGTTTATGGACGGTCTTGACGAGCTACAAAGGAAAGCAGGAGACGCAAGTGCAAACTATACAGGATTTAAGGATGAAATAGCAAATTTTGGAGCAGCTATTGCAGGAAAAGATTTAACGTCGGCTCTTTTTATGATGGATGCGTTGAGAACTAATGCAGAGGTCACAGCAAAATCTACTTCAGAAATGGGTGATTCTCTTTTTGTTATGCGAGAGTACGAAAATGTTTTTAAGCAGTTTGGTACAACATCCTCAAAGTATAGAGCAGAACTAGAAGGATTAAAAACGACTCAAGACGACTTACTTACTTCTAGCGTGTCCTTAGGAAAACAACAAATTGACACAGCAAATATATTAAATCCTCTTGATAAAGAACGCGCACAGATTATAGACAAAATAGCGGAAGCAGAGCAGTCGCACAAAGAAATACTGCAGCAACTTAATAATGAAAAAGTTATGATGCAGACTATGAATGCTATAGATCAAGCACAAGCAGCACAAAGAATTGCTGCCCTTACGGGAGAAGCAGACGTAGCTGCATATCTCTTAAAAGTACTAAGAGATACAAAGCAAGAACGACTAGACGCTGTAGGCGATAAAGAATCTTCAAACTCACTAAAAGCAGCACAAACTCGAATAAATTTAGAAAAACAACTACTTGGGATGCAGCAGCAAGCAAGTAGGTTGTCAATGGCAGCCTCTAGTGCTCGAGAAAAACTTTTAAGGTACGAACTAGAAAATGTTTTACGAGCAAATCCAAATGCATCTGAAGAGCAAATCTTAAAAGCAAAAATTCTGGTAGAGAAAGAAATTGTTAAAAACAGGATTACTGCAGCAAATTTAGAATATAAACTAAAGATTGATCAAATAAATATGGAAGAAAAGCTTTTAGTTTTAAGAACTCAACTTGCAAAACAAGATTATCAAAATCAAGTAGCCGCTAAAGAGATTAATCCGATAGAGGGAGCCGAAAAACTATACGATGATATAATAACAGCTGCTGGTAACGTAGCAAGTACAGGTAGAGCTGCAGCTGATATTAACCGAGGAGTAAAGGTAGCAACTGCTGATGGAGCTTTACGAGGATTTATAACAGCCTTAGAAAATCAAGAGCTTAATAATGCTTTAGACCAAGCTCTGCGAAAATCTTTTAAAGATTCCTTGGGAGACGCTTTTGTACAGCTCGGCATGGGTGGAAGCGGTAAAGAGGCTCTGAAGAATATCGGAACAAGTATTTGGAAGGGAGTACTAACAGAAGCTTCACAAAGAGCCTCACAAGCTATTACTGACTATATTTTTGGAAAAGATGATCCTGCTGCAGATATGAAAAAAGCAATAACAGACGCAGGAGACGACAATAAAAAGAAAATAAAAGATGCACACCATAACGGAGCAAACAAAGTGAATAGAGAGATTACTGCTGCTTTAAATACCAATACGGTAAAAATTGATTGTTGTGATGGCGCAAAACCAAAGCCTTCACCCAATCCCCCAAACCCTGCTCCTGTTATTAAACCTCCAGTAGACCCTAATGTAGTTGCTAACACTAGAGGAGTATCAGCTACTCCATACCCTGCTGGAGAAGGCCCTTTAATTATTACAGAAATAAACACAGATAAATCTATTGTTAAACACAAACAAGAGCAAGGCTTGCTTATGCGTGTAGTTACGAAGGTTGTAGGCATGATAGGAAAACTTATACAAGCTATGAGTGCTATGCTATTTAAGTCCAATGCAGGCTCTAGCGGCGGTGCTGGAGGCGGCGGCATGCTGAGTAGTCTTATGAGTGTATTTAGCAACATGGGCATGCCGGGCGGCGGAGGCGGTGCTGGCGGTGGCGGTGGCATACTGAGCAGTATTATGAGTGTATTTAGCAACATGGGCGGTGCTGGCGGCGGCGGCGGCGGCTTAGGTGGTCTAATTAGTACTGTTATGTCTATGTTCGGAGGTATGGGAGCTAGGTACGGTGGAAGATTTAAGGCCCCCAAAGCAATGTTTGGAGGTATACTTGCGGGCGTATCAAGCTTCTCGAACTTAGCTTTACCAGGATTGGGCCCAGCTATGGGTATGGGAAGTAGCATGTTGGGAACCCTAACCGGCGGCATGGGAATGAAGCAAATGATGCCCTTAATTTTACTCTTACTTGCGGGCAAGAAGATGGGTGTTGGCCGTAAAATGTTTAGACATGGAGGTGTTAGTTCTGGCATGTTCGGAGACGGAGGAGTTGCAAAAGGAACAGCCGCAGGGTACCCCGCTATTTTACACGGAACAGAAGCAGTAGTACCTTTACCTAACGGTAGATCCATACCTGTTGAAATGAGCGCGGGCGCAGGAGCGCAGAACAACAATGTAAATGTAAGCGTAAATGTAGATAGTAATGGACAAGGATCAGTCTCTGCAGAAGGTGCCGATAATTTAGGTTTAGTAATAGGACAAGCTGTGCAACAAGAAATTCAAAAACAGAAACGTCATGGCGGCTTACTTAGCCCCTACGGAGCAAGATAATGTCTCAATTTCAATTTACAATCCCAATAGATAGTATATCTACAGGAAGCCCTGCAGCCGATGTGCAAGTTGTTGCAGATAGGGGGTTATCTCGTCAAGCCACACCCAGGGTACTAACTGCTAAATTTGGAGATGGCTATGAGCAAAGAGTTGCTGATGGGGTTAATCCAAAAAGCGATTCTTTTAATATAACTTTTAACAATCGAGAAGCCGTAAAAATAAATGAAATAGCTGCTTTTTTTGACGCAAAAATAGGAAAAGCATTTCCTTTTGTAGCTACTGACCACAGTGGAGATACTTCTGTAAAAGTAGTTTGTGATAACTATTCTATATCTTACATAAGTGAAAATTTTCATTCAATGACCGCCTCTCTTAGACGAGTATATGAGCCATGAGCACACAAACTTTAACAGTAGATACTGCTAATGTAATAAATGTAGAAGCAAATAACAGAACAACATTAGAAGTAACATTTAGTCAAGTTTCTTACCCTTTAACGCTTGTAGGTACCCCTGTAAATTGTGTGGTAACTCCTAGCTCAATAGCTAGTACTACAAACGTATTCTCAGTGACTTTTGTAGATAGTAGTTTAGATTCGTTTTCTTTTGAGTTAAAAAACAGTGCTCCCGGTTTTGGAACGGATGGAGAAAAAAACTTTGAAACGTTTTTTACTTCAGGCGTTACTGGCGTTACGCTAACTAATCATACCGACTGGACCAATGTAGATAATCAAATTTATAATAGTAGTGATACAATTTTTGGATACGAAGTACCCACCACTGCTTTATATGGAAATACAAATGGTAATTACAATTTTGCTAATAGTGGGTCAACTGCATCTATTATTACTGATACGGGTGTTGATGTAGTTACAGGGTACACAAATAAAACTCTTCAACTAAGCACCGATGTTGAATATAATAATGGGGAGGGAGTTGCCAATAAAAAGAAAAACCTTGGTTATATAGCAAGCCCTACCTTTTTTGCTGTTACAGGGGACATAATTAAGTACGAAGCACAAAATACTTTTAACTCAAATCTTGTATGGGCTCTAAATGTAAATACAGGAGACTGGGTTGACTTGCAACCTACTGATTTTACAGGCACTCGAGCTGCAGTTCCCTCAAACGGCACTTATAGAATAATAATATTTAAGTTCGTTAGTTTGTATACGAGTGAGTCGAACAAAACTCAATATGTAAGAATACGTAATTTTACTTTAGAAGACTCCGCTGGAGTACAAAAAACTCAGTTAACAGTTTCAGGCCAAGTAGTAACTTCGCCTACAGTTTTAATAGAAACCGCTTCAGCTCAAGAAGTCGGGGACTCTTTAATTCATTTGTATGAGCTAACTCTACCTTCTTTTGACCCTAATTATACAACAGGTGATACTTTGTATTTTCATAACGGGTTAAACTTCGAAACGGGAACAGGTAGAAATATAAATTTTCCAAACTCGGAAGGAACTGTACTAAATACATATTTAGCTTTTCCTATAGAGGTCACGGGAATAGAAAATACAGGAGGGGAGCCAAACCGTCCCACTCTTAAAATGGCAAACTTGCCTGCGTTAGGCAGAGTTCTTGTTAATGATACAAATGCTATAGAAGATGAAACAACCTTACAGGAAGCTCTCAGTTCCTCTGGAATTATTACTCCTTTAGACCTTTTAAGTAGTAAATTAGTTGTCAGAACTACTTTACTAAAATTAACATATAGTAGCACCGATACTCCTTCCGTACCTAGAGAATATCCTAAGCACGCATACATTTTAGATAAAATATCAGGAGAGCGTAACTTACAATTAGAGGTAGAGCTTGCAAATCCTGCCGATATAGAACGCGCTAATATTCCTGCAAGACTTGCGGCGGGAAAATACTGCTCTTGGGAGTACCAAGGAGCCTTATATGGCAGAGGAGGGTGCACTGTAAATGGAAATTCTTTTAATAGATTTTTTGATGTTAATGATAGGTTAATAACTGCGGATTATTCAAAAAGTATAGGTAATAATGTTATAACACAATGGAACTCAACAACTGCATATAGCGCAGGAGACAGAGTGCATAGAATTCCTGTTGCTGATAAAGGGGTGAGAATATATAAAGCCCTAAAGGCATCTACAGGAGTTAAACCAGAACTTTCGACTAAAGTATGGGAAAGAATAGATATTTGTGGAAAAAGAGTACAGTCTTGTAGGCTAAGGTTCCAAGGAAAGCAAACCGAGTTAGCGACTAATTCAGACACTCTAGCAAATACTGTTCCTTCAGATACCTATCTCAATAAAAGTAGGTCTTTACCTTTTGGAGGCTTTCCAGGTTCAAGGTCTAATATATCTGAATGATAGATGAAATTTATAACCATTTTAAAAACGAATACCCAAATGAAGGATGCGGAGTTATAGTAAACTCTGAAACTTTTATACCTTGCAAAAATGTAAATCCTAGCCCCACTAGCTTTGCCTTTTGCTCAGAAGAGTACATTAATTTAAAAATAAAATACAATATAACGGGTATTGTTCATAATCACATTAATGAATCAAACGAGCCGTCCAAAGAAGATATTGATAGCTGCAATGTTTTAAAAATACCTTACTATATTTTTACTTACCCAGAAATAGGATTAAATATAGTTAACCCCGGAGAACTAAAATGAAAAGAAACGTATACTTAGAGGGAGAGCTAGGAGAAAAATTTGGTTCTGTAAGAGAGATGCACGCTGAAAATATAGTTGATGTAATGAATTGTTTAAGTGCTAATTTTGAAGACTTTTTCCCTTATTATACTGAATGCTATGATAAGGGCATTGTATTTGCATGGAAAATAAACAATACTACTATACTTAGTCCAAACGAAATATCCTTGCCTCTTGGTGAAGGGGACATGATCGTAACTCCTGTCCCTGTAGGAGCAAGTAAACTAGGTGATGCTCTAAAGCTTGTTGCAGGAGTACTATTAACAATATTTGCGCCCCCTATAGGAGCTTATTTCGGTATGAGTAGTGCGGGAGTCGCTGCACTTGGTATGGGCGGAAAATTTTTAGGAAATAAAGGGCTACAAGATCTTTTATCAAAAGACCCGGCTCAAGATCCTAATCAAGACTCTACTTATGTATTTTCAGGATCAGATCAAGCTATTTCAGAAGTAGACCCTATTCCTATTTGCTATGGCAGATTGAGGGTGCCCGGAAGAGTTATAAGTTTTCAGGTAGCAAATGAAGATCAAACCATTTATCATAAAGCTGTAAAAAGAACGCGATGAAGAGGATTATAAAATGGCAATTGTAGAAAGAGGCGCTAAAGCCCAAAAAGTTACAGCTACAGACGTATTATGTGAAGGTCCTATATACGGATTAGTAAACGGGGCGGGCTCCGTATACTTAAATAATAATTCTGCAGAAAATGTTAAGTTTAACAGCTATGCTCCTGCAGATACAGGAACTGTAAATGGACAAGCCGCGGGTACTATTACATTTAATAATAGCAATTTAGGCACTATAGACAACAATACTATTTTGCCTGATAGCTTAGAAAATTCAGGCACAGCCCCTAGAGATATTCGTCTTTTAGGAGGGGGACAGGCAAGAGTTCCCGTTAATCTTAGTAATTTTGTAGAAAGTGGAGAATCTAGAAGTCAGATACGATTAAGCAGGCCCAACGGAAACTGGGATTCTAATATTCATAATACTGTTTTTGGAGAAGTAGAGTCTATATTAGAAATTCTTTACGCAGATGGAACTATAATTCGAATTCTCGGAAACTTTATAAGAGACTCTAATAATCATGGAGAGTTTAACTGGTCAAAAGCTAATGGGGCTTTAGACGCAAATAACTTACCTGACCATGGACTTCTTTTAACGTTTAAAAGAAGCAAAGTTTCTTCTATAGATATATCTAATAGACAAATTACAACTGTAGATAATTTTAATGGTACGTTTTCTTTTGAGTTAAGTTCGCAATTTACTTTCGAAGCCAATAGTAGTGCTCATGGAGGAACTTTTGACCCTTCAGCGCCAATTTCAAAAGTTTCTAATCTTTATGTTCAAGAAAATACAGGAACTTTGCTACAAAGACCTTTACCTTCCGTAGCAGGACTTTCAGGTACAGCAATACAAGGAAGTACTTCTAATATAAACTTACCATCTTTAAAAGTAATTATTGATACAAATAGTCATGGGGTTACCCCCATTGATCTTGAAGGACTCCCTGTTATAGATGAAGATGACTATAAAAAGAGGCTTCGTTCGCTTGTGGATACATCTGACTGTGCCCAAGACCCCTCCATACTTAACGCTTCTGATTTTGGATTAACAACTGTAGCTAAAGTTCAAGAAGCAGATAAAGTTAGTTTTAATATTCTTTACTCTCAAGGTCTTTATTTTATAGGAGGAGGCAGCGGAAAGAAAAGGGATTGCTGGGCCTGGTATGAAGTTTCCATAGAATTTCAACAAAACTCCAATATTTGGGTTAGTCCCACCCCCCTTTTTGGAGAATATCTAAAGCATAAGGGACAAACCAATGCTGCAGTAACCTTTCAACAAGTAGTTGATTTAAATGAATTTTCCGATATAAATTATACTAATTTTAGAATTAAAATTTTTAGGGTAAGTAGGCATATAGGACTACCGGTTATGGAAACCGGAGGTAGTCGTAGAACTAGAGGAGGACCTTACGATAATAGAAGAAAGTGGACTACTATAATGGGGGCCGAAATTACACAACTTCAAGCAACAAACGAAGATTCTTTCTCTTATCCGTACACCGCCCATGTCCAAACAACTTTTTCAAGTAGAAACTTTGCTTCGCCTCCAAAAAGAACTTACGATATTAGAGGAAAGCTTGTAAAAGTTCCTACTGGATATGTTCCTAGGGAGGCCTCGCCTATTGGAAAAGCAGAGTATCCTATTTTTTGGGACGGCAGCCTTAGCGATACCCTAGTTTATACAGATAACCCTGCATGGATTTTTTTAGATTTAGTAACAAACTCTAGATATGGAGCAGGATCTTGGCTATCAAACTCAGATATAGATCTTTTTGCTTTATATAGAATATCAAAGTTTTGTGACGAACTAGTGAACTCAAAAGAACTATTTAAAACTGAATATGCAGAAAGAGGAGAGTGGTATAAGATTGTTTCTTTGGGAAATGCTAACTGGAATACTTTTGCAGGAACCTATGGACAAACATACTCTGTGGGGGACGAAATACGCTCAATAAATAAACACACTTCTACAGGAACTATTGCCAGACTAGAGCCCAGGTTTAGAACAAATTTACTACTAACTAAGACAGTGCCTGTATATAAAGTACTAAAAGATCTAACAAGCATGTTTTTATCTATGCTGTATTGGACGAATGGTAAGTTGACACTAGTACAGGATATGCCTCAAAACCCTGTAGCAACTTTTTCTAAATCCAACACTATTGATGGATCTTTTTCCTATGAAAGTAGTTCTTATACGACTAGAGTAAATCAAGTTATTGTTCAGTGGAATAATCCGAGATCAAATTATTCAACTGAAAAAATTGTAATTGAAGACAATGAAGCAATAATTAAAGCAGGAAGGCTTATACCCTTAGAAGTTGTTGCTTTTGGGTGCACTTCAGAATCTCAAGCAGCTAGATACGGTAAGTGGAAATTATATACTGCTCAAAATGAAAATGAAATTGTGCTTTTTTCTACGGCTTTAGAAGGTAAAATTATTCGTCCAGGGGATGTCATAAATGTACAAGATTCTGATAGACAGAATTTTATTCAAAGCGGAAGAGTGTCCGCCGCAACTTCTACAACTATAACATTTGATAGATCAGTTACTTTATCTTCTAGCAGTGTTTATGAAGTGTATGTTAGTCTTCCTGGAGGAGGAGGAATGTATGTTGGTAGCAATCCTGTAACTATAGATAATATTGAGTACGCTCCGGGAGCTTTCATTCCCTCTGCCTACAACTATGTAAGTGGAGGCTTGCAATTAGTATCTTTAGATACAGAGCAAAAAGCAACAAATGCTTTTGATAGCACCGGCAACTTATTAAACGTAGAGTGGCGCCCCCATGTTAGGACAGAAAGATTGCCTATAATTAATACAGGTACTTCAGAAACAACAGTGACACTTGATAACTCTTTAACATTTGACTTTACACCTACTCCAGGCTCTATATGGAGTCTAAGAGAAACAGACACTTCTGGAGAAGAAGTTTATGGAACTTCTAAAACTTATAGAGTTTTGAGTGTTTCCCAAGATAACCCCCTTAGTATTAGTATTAGAGCAGCAGAACAGTTCACAGATAAGTTTATAAAAGTAGAAGATGAAGACAGGGAAGAAGTAGTAGAAGAAATTATACCAGAAAACGAGGAAGAAGAAGTACCTCCCCCAATAGCACTCTCAGTCCAGCCAAAAGGAGGGCTTCAAAGCATACTTGAGTTTAGGTGGTCGCCTCCAGAAAACTATCCTAGAGTAGCTCAGTATGAAGTAGTTTCTTCTGTAGGGGCGGGAGAAACTGTAACAACTACTAATTTAGGAAAAGTTTATAGAGAAGTAGAGGTAGGTACTCATACATTCAAGGTTAGAACAGAGTCTACAACAGGAGATTTTTCAGAGTGGGCATCTACAGTATTTGAGGGAAGCGGCAATAGTGTAGGAGACGAGGATCAACCCGAAAATAGCAGTGCTAAAGCACATGATATACCTAAGTGCGGAGTAACAACGTCTAAAGGTATAATAAGAAGAGATTTAGTAGCTAGCTCTGCAGAAAAATACAGTAAAACGTCCCCTAAGTTCTATGCTGTAAAACAAGATATATCATATTCTAATAGAAACTCCACTATTTATAGATGGTTTTGGAACGATGTAGAGGTAAAAACAACTTCTTCTGTTGTGGGTACTATACAAGATATTAGTGGTGATCGGTACGCCCAAGGCGCCCAGCAAGAAGTTGATACTTCTAACGCTAATATGACCGAAACTTACTTTGCTATAAAAAGTACGAACACTTCAGGGTCTGAAGGCGTAGAAGTATTTGAATTTTTACAGTATCCTGTTAGTATTGCTACTTGTGGGAGTCCGGAGCTATTTACCGAAATTTCTTCTAGGGCCCCGAATGGATTTGTAGATTTATCAGGAGTAACTGATGATGATACTCGAGAGCTCTATGTTTACTACGATGCTAGCGTTCCTAGAGTATTTTTAGCTGAGTGGGATAGTAATGCAAATGCTGTAGGAAGCCCGGGTTTTTGGAGAGATGCTAATCAGCCCATGTCTGCGGCATGGACGACTTTAACAGGCACAGCTTATTTACCTGCAAATTCTACCATTCTAATAGGAACAGGTACTTCATTTATTAGCGAAGTAGAGCCGGGGGATATTATTAGTCTTGCCAATCTTTCTACACAAGGAGAAACTCTAGGTTCGGCAGCTAAAGTTAATTATATACTATCTAATAGCCAACTTGTATTAGATAGGTCTTTTTTCTCTAATATAAGTTTAACTAATTTTTATAGAGCCACTCACCGAGGAGACCCTTCAGAAGATTCTCTACTAGTTACAATTTCGAGGCCTTCATAATGCCAGCACTAATTCAAAGCGAATTTCATTTTACTACAGAGGATATAGGAGCAGTAGTCGATTTAGATCCATTATCTGCAAGTGATAATGCAATAGACGAAGGACTCGTTGTAAATTCTGCTACGGGAGGTATTGAAATTGATACAGGAGGCTCTATAAGAGGTGGTTTAACAGATTTTGATGATCCGAACAATAATGGCTTCTTTTCTGGGTTTGATCAAGATACCTTAGCACACGTTGCTACTATAGGAGACCCTAGTAACGAACATCTTACGTGGAACGGGGAGGATTTGACTTTAGATATAGACGGTAGTAATCTTACTGTAAATGGAGGAACTACGGGCCAAGGATTAGTAGTTGCTTCTGATGGAACCGTAACTTTCGTTGACTTAGTAAATGTACTTAATGACTTATCCGATGTGAACGCAACTCCTACTGTAGGTCAGTTTTTAAAGTGGAGCGGTACTGAGTGGATCGCCTCAAACGTTACTAATGTTATTGGTATAGATGATCTGACAGATGTAGTTATAAGTACTATAGCTACTGATGATATTTTAAAGTACAACGGAACAAACTGGGTAAACGTTGCTCCTTCAGACTTAGGTAACCTTCTTGTTTTAAACGATTTATCTAATGTCAACGCAACTCCTAGTGTAGGTCAATTTTTAAAGTGGAGCGGCACTGAGTGGAGCCATTCAAACATTACTAATATTCTTGGCATAGGAGACATGACAGACGTTAACATTAGTTCTGCAACTACTAATGATATTTTACAGTGGACTGGAACACTCTGGGTGAATAGAGCTCCTTCAACTTTAGCCAGTTCTATTTCAGGAAGTATAGCATTAGATGACTTATCTAATGTAAGCGCTAGTGTGGGCTTAGCTGATGACGAAATTTTGGTTTACGACTCAGCAAATGGAGGAAGTTGGGCAAACCAAAGCGTAGTAACTATTGCTGATAATATTAAACTTAGACATTTAGAGGACGTAAGCTATATAGACGCGTCCCCCACTCTTACTAATGGCAAATATTTAAAGTATAACGGAACAACGTGGGTAGCTTCTGACGTATCATTAGCTTTAAACGATTTATCTAATGTAAGTGTGTCCAGCCCTAGTACAGGTCAATTTTTAAAGTGGAACGGTACGTCTTGGTCCGCCTCAAATGTCACAGAAGTTTTAGAGCTAAATGATTTATCTGGTGTAACTATTACTAGCGTAACTACTGATAATATTTTAAAGTATGACGGAACAAATTGGGTAAATGCAGCGCTTTCTTTAAATGACATTTCAGGTGTTAATTTAGGCACTCTTCCTCCTACTACTCCCGTAGTAATCGGTACTGCTGTTCCTGTTCTCGGGTACAATGCTTCCACCTCCGAGTGGAAAGCAACAGTGCTAGAGATAGATGATTTGTACGGAATTCCAGCTCCAACAGTCGAAGGGTCAATCCTTTATGTTTCTGATGAGACTCACGCAGAAGAGTTCTTATGGTCTACTAATTTTAAAATGGTAGGGTCTACATCGGCGACGGCTTTTCCTCAAGCAACGGATACTTTTACTGCAACTAGTAATAATTTTGCAGGGCCCTCTATTGTTCTTAATAATGAAAACGTATCAATGAGCGGCGCATCAAACTATCACTATGGATCAATAAACTTTAATGGAAATGACACGGGCACAAACGCAAGCGGCACTAGAGGATCTATTGTAGGTGACTCCACAGGTAATAACGGAGAGCTAGACTTAGTTTTCTCTACTGCAGATATAAATGCAACAGTAGAAGAAGCCATGCGTATCGACTCTAGCGGCAACGTGCTTATTGGTACTACGGAAACTGATATTGGCTTCACACAAAGTGGCGCTGGATGCATGTTGGCGCCAGAAGGCACATTACAACTAGCACGAGATAGCGCAAATGAACTTCTTTATCTAAACAAGCTAGGTGGTAATGCCGGAGATATTA